CAGCTAGTACTTCACCTTCCTTCTCTGAGTTATCAGTCTCACGGAGAACTCGACCAATAAAGGTCTTATAACCTTCTTCCAAATGCTCCGTATCTACATTTCGAAGAATTGCTTCCATCACTTCCTTTTGGCGACCGCCTAGAGGACGTAGGATGCTTGTCATTGTCTGTGTGCGCTCGTATGAAGCCAGTTGACGCTCAGCCGTAGCCAACGCATCTTCTGTCTCACCCAGACGCTCACGTGTCTCGCGAAGAGAAGCCTCTGCAGCATCGTCATCAGAGAAGTTCTGAACGTACTCAGCAGCAACAGCCTCGAAGATTCTACGACCGAAGTCGTTCTTTCGTGCTGTCTCAAGGTCCTCATGAAGCTCTTCAAGCTCCGATGCAAGACGAATTTCTAGGAATGCGTCGATCTTCTCGACAAGTTCCTTTAGGTCATCTTTCAGCTCATCACGCATTGCAGCCTTTGCTTCGACTAGCTTTTCTGCATGTTCAGCCTCGAGATCGCGGAAACGCTCAATATCTTCGCGAAGTTCTGTCATCTCTCCTTCGAGATACTCGCCAACCTTGGCGTCGACAGCTTCGACAAGTGCGTCACGCTCTTGTATCCATTGTTCAGTCAGTTCGGTACGAACGTCAGCAGCTGCTTCTTCTTTTGCCGCAGTGATGGCTTCGTCCAACTGTGTCTGGAAAGCACCTTCTAGTTCTTTCTTCGTTTCCTCAGATAGAACTTCGGCTTCCAGAAGTTTTTGCAGCAGTTCTTCCATTACAAGCTCCTTACTAACTTTTGCAATTCATTTGTGACATGACGTCACTTATAATTCGTACAGATATAGTACGTACCTATTTACGTGGTGTAGAAAAAAGAATATGCGTAAGAACTACGCATTGTGTGAACCCCTGCAATTGTGCGGGATTAACTGTGACGGTGCCATGCGAAAAAATTCGGACTTTTCTTAGTTCTGTGTGAACTCAAAGTCGATACCAGCTTGGTTAAGTTCTCGCTCAACGTCTGCTCGACTACGAAAAAGTGGTTTAATAATAGCTCGTCCACGAATGAGACCGTCGAAAACAAACATGAGACCCATTTCAGCTAAGGGTTGCAAGTCTTCAAGATCTACCCAAAATGTGGCTGTCAAATCATTGATTGTCTGATAGCCCTTTTTCGGACCCAACCCTTCATTTAGAACACCAGCAAGTTCTAGAAGCCGTTGCTTGTCCATTAGAAACGTGGCGTTGAACCTACACGCTCTCCACGCTGACGAATTGTCTGCATCTGACGCCAAACACTGTCAACCATCTCGAGTATCCTATGATCAAAGTCCTCTTTTGACATTCCGTCACGCTTAGCTTTGCGTGCTGCACGTCGAATCCAAGACTGTAGATTATCTACCGCATCCATCTGGTTATCACCTTCGGCACCCATACGATCGCTCTGTGAGTCCCCAGTGTTATCACCATCAGTGTCATCACCATCAGTGTCAAAAGCAGCTGCAGGTACTGGCATTTCACCACCCCATGCTTCATGGAGAGGCTTTACGCCTGCAAGTTGTAGAAGTCTTTTCTGATCCATTGTTTATCTCCGCTTTGCGAACAGACCGTCGCTAAGGAACTTTAAAATTTCTTTCTTTAGATATGCCTGAGCCTTTGGATCATGCACAAGTTCTTCGGCTAGAGTTCTGATCTCTTGACCGTTTTGGGCAATTTCCAAAGCTTCATACACAGCCTTCGGATACGCTTCAGGGGCTGACGGCTGTGCTACCAAGTCTGCTGTTACAAACTGAAAACCACTTACATCACCAATGTCTCCCACAGCACCAGCACCACGACTAGAGATACCAATTGCTACCTGGCTTTCGATAAGACCTCGGGCAATATTGCCGCAAGGGGTGTTGAGGATCTCAACTTTACCAGTTGCATTTGTACCACTCATGTCTATCTGCTTAATAGCGTGTGATACGCGGTCAAGGTTGACTTGAAGTGACTGTGGATGATCTAGTTCACCAAAAATACCTCCAGCTTCAACAATACGCTGTTGCGCACTCTTGACTGCACCGGAAATTTCATTCAGTGGATACTTGCGACCATTTTTGTTTTTGACTTCTGCCTGCATAATAATGCCTGACAGATGAAGTTTGCCGTCTTGTGACTCTTCAGTAATGATGTGTGCATCCTCTGGAGAAATCCATTCGTACAGGGGCTGAAATTTTGACATCATTTACCTCTTACAGCTTGTGCCAAAGGGGAAGTCCACTGGTCTTACCAGATTTCTCGTCCTTGTGATCGAATGACTTACGATTACGAGGCTTTCCTTTGCCATCAGCTTCATGGTTTAGTGGAAGACCATCTGTCTTACCAGATCTCTCTTTCTTAAAATCCCATGTCTTGCGATTACGTGCCTTTTTGCCGTCGGCATCATGTCTTAGTGGGAGACCATCTGTCTTACCGTGCGATACAACCTTGTAGAACTCTTCGAGCTCTTCGCCGTCATCATCATCACTAGACTCGTCATCACCGTCGTCATCACCGTCGTCATCGCCGTCATCATCGTCAGATGAATCATCATCGGAATCATCATCATCATCGGAATCATCCTCATCATCTGAAGACTCATCGTCGCCGTTATCGTCGCCGTTATCATCGCCGTTGTCGTTCTTCTTCTTCTTCTTTTTCACAACTACGACTTCCTCGTCGTCGCCATTCTCCTCGTCCTGCTCACCAAGCAAAATTGCTCTTGTTTTGATGGTCACTACTTCATGGAGTTGGTCAGCTGCTTCTTGGGAATCGCCACGTGCTAATGCAACAACAAAATCGTGAATAGTCTCGTGTAGACCCTTCTTTTTGTCTTGTCCGATCATTTTCCAAACCGCCTTTTTCTTTCTGTCGGCACTGGCGTTTTTCACGCCTTGAACTACTTTGCGGTAGTTCTTATCACCCCTTGCCATTATGAATTACTCCTCGTTATTCTTTTCGTCATCATCAAGTTCAGGATGTAGAACTTCCTTCGATTTTGGTACGAAGTAAGAGTGGAAGTCAATCTGTGCTTCCTCGCCCTTATCCTTAATGATATTATCGAGCATTGATTGTAGACGTTCTGTGTCTGCCATTGCCGTCTCCTTTATTTATACGTTGTGCGTCAAACCGCGCCAGTTTGGCGAGGCGGTGCGCCACCAGGTGGTGCTCCTGCCGCTCCTTCAGGGCCGACGCCGCCTTCAGGTCCTGCGCCCATTCCCATCTCTTCGCCTCCAAATCCACCAGGAAGTGGTGCGCCACCCATGCCGCCACCCATTGGTGGTCCACCTAAGCCCATTCCACCTTCTTCACCTGCTCCATAAATCATTGGGAGATGAATTTTCGGGTCAAAATCATTAGGATCTATGCCCATTTCTTCCAGCTTTTTGCGTTCATTGTTGATAATCTCCTCGGTTTCCATCATCAAGAATCTTTCTTGGATGAACCGCTTGGAGAAGTAAGGAACACCATCGACAGTACCAAAGGAAGTCAGTAGTGCTGCATCAACTTCTTGCTGTCTGTATTTACCAAAGTTGGTTGGATCAGGGATACGAAGCCTATAGAGTGATTCGTCAATGTGAATATTGCACGAGCGAAGATATTTTTTGAATTCCCCATCAATCGTCTTTTCGATCGAGCCTTGAAGACGCATAACAAACATTGCAAACCGAAGTTCTTGAATGTATGCAACACCAACCTTACCATCATTAAACATCGCACCCTCGCCACCTTGTTTCATGTATGAAATAGGAACGCGAAGACCAACCCAAACCTTATCACGGAAGTATTCAAGATCGGAAAGTTCACCAAGACCTTGACCACCTGGAAGTGTTTCAACGCGAGAACCACGACCATCAGGACGTGATGCAAAGAAGAAGTCTTCCGACATTGATTGTGGATTATAAACCGTATCAACTTCACTCTGTCCACCTAGAATAGATGGAACTTTCTTTTGCTTAATCTCGTTTTTAATAGACTCTAGATACTGTTTAACACGTTGTGGAGGCATCTTACCAACGTCAATGTAAAATACTCGACGTTCTGGAGCTCTCTGTACGCGATAGATGATAACAGCATCTTCAAGAAGTTCTTTTTGCTTGTGTGATCGAAATACAGATCGAAGGATGGATTCACCAAATGGAGCTGTGTCAGCCATGTCATCATTCAATGTGAATCGAACCATTTCATTGCCATCGACAAGCTCTGTATCGTACTGGGTATCTTGCTTTGCACCAATTGGCATTGCATACGCACCAGAACGAGGCTTCTTGATATCTTTCTTTACCTGCCACCCAAGAACTTTCGTTACATCATTTGTATCAACGATAGCTGCAACAACATTCTTAGGATGAACGAACAACCACTTTTCGTGTTCTGAGTCAGGATCTTTACGGAAGAAGACATCACCATACTTGACTGTCATGCGAGCAACTTTAAATAAACGGTTTTCCCAATCGTGGATTCGATTCCATCGACGAAGAGCAGTTTTGACTGTTAAGACCGTGTTGCTATCGACTTCGGCCTCATCCTCCGTTTGGATATCAACCATGATAGGTTCATTCGTTTTAGGGTTATTACCCGTCATTTCTTCGGCAATCGTATCGAGTGCTCGAAATACATCTACATCGTTATCCATGAGATCGTACTCACGATATCGTGTCATTCTTGAAGCAGACCCCTGCACAAGGCGTTGGTACCACGTGTAATTGTTATACGCACCCTGATCCGCCATCTCCTGCGAATCGGTCATCTTCGTCCGTTCGGGAGCTGGTTCTACTATTTTGAAATAATCAACCCATTTTGCCATATTAAATCTCGCTCTTTCCTTTATTTATGGCGTAAGAAATAGGCTTGCCTTTAGGTGGGGGCTGCATTAGCTACCTGTCGCCCGTAACGAACTGCTGTTTTGTTAACCGCAATTTGGTCTTCAGCTAATTCGTTGGTTTTTTCCGTTGCCTCTCGTGTTTTTCGTTGCTCTTCTCTAAATGCGGCCATGGCTATCTTTTGTTCTTCGCCGTGCATGTTAGCAATTTTCTGCAATTCATTTTGCAAAAGCGCTGCCTCTTCCATTACTTTCTTGTGGCGTGCGTCCGCAGCTTCCTCTTTCTCGCCCCGACCAAAGAATTTTGAAATATTATCACCGGCATCTTTCCATGCAAATAACGCTCCTTGTAGGTCGAGAGTCATTACAGATATTACTCCACCGATCCAGTCTCCCCATATATTATGGAGAAGCTCTCCATATCTACCACTTTCTTGTATAGCTTTTGAAGTATCTGACTCACCTGTCATTATTGCTTGTCCTAGTTGACCCATAGAGAGTGATAATGCGGTTATAGCTACGGCTGCACCACCTATCGATGTAGCAGCTCTTACCATAGGATTTTTTCCTACACCTCCATAACCAGCAAATCCACCTATTCCAGTTTTACTCAACGTGGCTATCTTAGCAACACCAAATAGTATTCCACCTATAGCCCCCATATAAGGACCCCTCATGAACGTGTAAAATCGGTCCCAATAGACTAGACCCTTATCCCAATTCTCTAAGTGCTTTTGCATAAAATCGGGCATTTCACTCATCACAGTGTACGCTCGGATTCGAGCTCCCGCTTCTGCCTTCATAGCCGTTCCCACATATAACTCAGCTTGACCTTGTACGCTCTTTGGACCCCATCGTTCGAGTAAACCACCCTTCTCTAGCATTCCATGCATCATAAATTCGCCGGCCTTTCCGGCGTTATCTCGCATAATTTTCGTCGACTTCTCTGCAGCCTTTAGTTCGAGCTCAGCTTGCCTTTCTCGTTCTTGTGGAGTTGCTGCAGCGCCCTTTCGAACGATATTGAACAATTCATTGCCTTCAGCGCCCATTCCCATAGCGCCCATAGTCATTCGCATCATCGCCGCTTTTCTTAATCGGTCTTTTGGTCCTTCACCTCTAAGTTGTTCAAATTGTTTAACAACCCCTTCCGCAGCGTCTCCAAGACCTTTTTGAACTCTCAAATATGAAATCTGTTGCTGGAGTTGTTGGAAATACTGTACTCGGTCCTTTTCTTGCAATCGAACCATTACGCTTCTAATATCCACATCACTGGTTATAGAAGCATTCATTTCTTTGAATTGCTCAGAAGTCATACCGATTGTTCGATTTAAGTCCTCAAACAAATTTGTTTGCTGCTCAAGAAAACCACTAACATTAGTATCAGCAACGCCCAATCGTCGATGGGTTGACACAATTTCTGCTGCCGCTTCTGTTGCTTCCTTTAATCCACCTGTGAGGCGAACTAGTCGTAATTGTTGTTCGTCAAGTAACGCAAGGTGATCATCATAACTTCCACCTAAGCCCAATATTGATTGACGATGTCGGTTCTGAAGCTCAATAAGTTCAGCGGGAACCATGCCACGCATAAGCGCTTCTTGAACTTGAATTGTTCCACCAAATTTTGCTGCAGCACGAGTTGCCTCAAGTAATTCTTTGCCTAGTAAGCCAAACGATGCCATAGCAGCTCGTCCACCAAACTTTTTAAAGAATCCTTTGATACCATCCATGATACCAGGTACGACCTTCCGGTCCATATCTTTCGCAAATTTAAGAACTGCTTTGTCTGCCTCTTTTATTTCTTTTGTAAGCTGTTCAGTGGCTTTTGCGGCAGCCGCTTGTCTTTCTTCAGTTGTGTGATAAAATTTATTGAGATTGGTGACGGTATCACCAAATTCCTCTGCTTCGACTCCCATGTCTTCCATGGTCTGCTCGAGTTTTTCAAACGCTATTTTACCTTTGCCAAATTTATCAATAAGGCCAACTACGGCCTCGGCACGGGCAATTTTGGACCACGCCTTTTCAGCGTCCTTTAATGTTTCGACGTTCTTCACCATTGCTTTGGCAAATGATGAACCAGAATCTTCAATGTTTTTCGTAAATGATCTAAGCGCGGCCTTTTGAGTAGACGACATACGACTTGATTCTAATCGTTCTCGTCCTCTCGAAACTATATCACCACCCATTCCCATAGTTCCACCCTGTTGCCTACCTTGCGTTATACGGTCGGCAACATGATCAAGTGCTTGAATTATTTCAGGGGTAAAAGCTCCAACTGGCATATAGGTTCTCCGTTTATCGTAATATTTATGCGTGGGCTGTAGTCATAAATACCACGCATAAAGGAGAATATAATGAATACCGAACAAAGAAATCCGCTAATGGCACGAGTTCGTCTTCCTGGCGAAACATTTACGTTGCCTTCAGGTGCCTTATTTTATACGGATGGTGAGCTTGATGATAGCGTTCAAAATGGTGAAATTCATGTTTACCCAATGACAACGATTGATGAAATCGTTCTCAAAACGCCGGATATGTTATTTAGCGGTGCGGCTATAACGGAAATTTTTGGTCGTTGCATTCCAACAGTTAAAAAACCATTAGACTTACTTGCAAAAGACGTTGACTTCTTATTGATTTGTCTTCGCAAAGTTTCTTTGGGTGATGAACTTGAAATGGCATATATACATAATTGTGAAAATGCAGAAGAACATTCTTACATCATCAATATTTCAAATATGATTCAAACAACTAAACGAATTGACCCAACATCACTTAATAAGTATACGTTTCAGTTGGAAAATGAACAATCTGTTACGCTCCGTCCAGCTCGATTTAAAGAGTATATTCGAACTATGCAGCTTCAGGATCGGGATAAGTTGACTCCAGTGGAACTAAAAGATATTACACTTGAATCATTAGCGGGCATCATCTCAAAGGTAGACGAGATAGAGGATCCTATAATGATTCGTGAGTGGCTCGAGGAGATATCTCCAGGTATGTTTCGTGAAATATCCGACCAAATTGAAAAAACCACACAGTGGGGACCAACGTTTCAAAGTAGTGTTGTATGTCGAGATTGCGAGAAGGATATGCCAATTACCATTCCAGCAAACCCAATAAGTTTTTTTACATAACGTTGAAGCTAGGAAGTCCTGAAGACATTAAACTCATGTTTCAGCAACTTCAGCGTGATGTGCAAAAAATAATTGATAATGTAATAGAACTGGTATACTTCATGCGTGGGTCGTTATCATATGAAGAAGCAATGATGCGTACAAGGGGAGAACGAGATCGTATAAGTGCATTTCTTCAAAAGCGTTTGAAAGAAGAAAGTAAACGTGCAATGCCAAATTACTAATTACTTCGTCGGCTTGCGGTCCGACTTCGTCGTCCTCGCAACCGCTTTCTCTTAGGTGATTTCATTTCCACCAGACACAGTTCGATTCCCCCGTAAGCACCCTAAAGTGCAAGACACGCACGGGTAACGCGTCTTAGTTGCCTACAACCATTAGCGGTGGGGTTCTCGAAACAATCCTTTGTCTCACGATCTTCGGCACTCTGCTAATCGAATAGCCAGGTACGCAACCGTTTTATTTTCTGACACATCCATGTCTTCAATGGTGGTACTTCTTTATATATTGGGGGGTTAATTTCGCTTCTTCGGAAGTTGCAGCCGTCGTGTGGTACATTGATATACTGTACGCCGGTAGGTTTCACTATTCGCTTCTTGATACTTCGCTTCTTGTTACATTCTTGTCTGAGGAATTCTACGTGTATACGATACAACCAAAGTCGGAAATATGTCAACTTGTCCTTATCATCCATATAATTGGAAAGGACCTTACAC